ACCGAAATGGACATACCATTCGAAATATCACAAATTCCCGAACTCAGAAACAGAGTTGATTGAATTTCTGAAGGAGGTACAGAAGAATGGCTAAGTATCAAGATAGAGATCCACTGGAATGATTAAGGGTGTTTTCGAAAAAAACCGATTAACATATAAACCTATCAATCCTGCCGCACGAGCCTGTCAGAAATGCGGCAGGGGAAAGGAGGTGTCCGATTCGGACACATGCAAAATGAATTACGATAACTTGAAATTCCCAAAACAGGGAAAGAAAAAAAGAAAGAGGTCAAAAGCTTGGAAATATCCATGCAAAAGACAGAGGGAAAGTATTATTCCTGGAGATAGAAAAGATAGATGTTACATATGCGGAAGTCATATAAACATAGAAAATCATCATATTTTCTTCGGAAGTAGAAACAGAGATAATTCAGACTGGTGTGGCCTTACGGTTCATCTGTGTCTAGAACATCATAAAGAAGGCAGGATATCTGCTCATAAGTACCGGGAAGTTAACGATGCACTAAAACGGATTGCACAGAAAGCGTTTGAAGAGAAAATCGGCAGTAGAGAAGATTTTATGCGAATATTCGGAGAAAACTGCCTGGAGGAAGAAAATGAGAAAGAGGATGAACCTGTATAAGGTAGTAGACCAGAACGGGAAACAAGTATTTGACGACCTGCTGATAGCCAGACAGGTCACAGAAAAGACTGGCTGCACAAAGAACAACGTAGCCCAGGCAGCAGCCAATTTCGCACTGGTGAACAAGAAATACCGGATCATTCCGGAGGATATCAAATTGAGCAAGGTTTTAGATGTTGAACTCCTGGCAGAATGGGACAGATATCGGAAATGGTTTTTACGGGCAGCAGGGAGGAAAGTATGAAGTTAATTGATGCAGAAAAGCTAAAGAATTGGATAAAAAGAGAATGTAACCCGTATGGAGCACCTACGTTAGATTTTGAAACATCAGAAAAAATCATGGATATGATTGACAGAATGGACAATGAAAACAGATGGATTTTGGTTAGTGAGAGAGTACCGGAAACAGCAACTCCTGTACTTTGCAGTGTTGAGAGTACAGACATATCCGAAGCAAGAATTCATATTATAGGATCATATCACAATGATTGTTGGTTTTTGCAAAGTAGTGTTGGATTACATAGCTTTCCAGTGATGGAATACAAGGTTCGGGCTTGGATGCCGCTTCCGAAACTATATATAGGGGATAGCAATGAATAAGAGACAGAAAAAGAAGTTATTCAAGAAAAGAGCAGGATTCTATCCGCCGGGAGGTCCCGATGCTTTGAGATTCCAGATCTGGACAGGAATTGGAATGACAAAAAGCAAGTGGAAGAAGTTCAATGAGACGCTGAAAGAAATTTTTGAAACAACAGAATATGATCGTAATACCAGAAATGTAGAGAATTTCAATTGGCTGATGAGAAAGAGGTGGGATAAAAATGGCAATCAAAAGAACTGTAGAAACAGACGTATACTGTGATATCTGTGGAGAATGGATTGCAAGTTGGAAATCTAATGGCACAGGAGTCAGCAGAACTTGGGCAGCAGTATTTGCGAGAGAGAAAGGCTGCACAGTTGGAAAAAAGGTTATTTGCAGAGAATGCAGGATCAAGAAAAGAATCGAGATATGCAGCATACAGCGCAAGATCGGAAGCACAGGAATAGATAGCAATGGAATGTGCCTGGGGTTCGAAAGCGAAAAATGTAAACAGTGCTTTGCATGTACATCTTATGAACAGAAGGAGACATTATGAAAAAATCGGTATTTGTAATAGATACACCGGAACATGGTTGTATTTCTTGCCCGATCGGGAGAAATCATAGCGACAGAGTAAACGTCTGTATGTATTGCCCGATTACAGAAAAATTTGCATGGAATGAAGAAGCAGAGACAATTCCTGACTGGTGTCTACTGAGAACACTTCCAGAGAAAATCTCGCTGGAAAAACCAAAGGAATATTATTACGGCAAAATGCACGGATGGAATGCTTGTATAGATAAGATTGCAGGAGGAGACGATGGAAAAGACGATGGGAAATACATGTAAAACCTGTATCAACAACGATGATGGCCTTTGTGATCGCAGAGGAATCCTTGTAGAAGATGAAGATTTCTGTGAGCATCACTGGGCAGCAGGAAAGAAGGTTAGAATGAAGCGACATGAGAAGAAGATGGACATCACACCAGAACTGATGCTGTCAGCATACAACACACTGATCCAAGGGTGTAAAAGCCAGCCGGCCAGTGAAGATGGAACCTGCAGTAACTGTATCCTGTATCAGAACTGCCCAGGTGCATCAGATCTTCTTCCAGAAAACTGGAAAGAGATACACTATCCATACCTGGAAGGAAATACACTGCATTACATAAAAGCCGGTAAAGTCAAGCAGATTATATTTTCTAGCCGGGAAGATGCAGAGGAAAGGCTCAGTGAAATGAAAGAAGGTGTGAAATGAGTTATAAGAACAACGAAGGCTATCCAGATCCGACAGCTGGCAAGGCAGTCAGGTCAGCAGGGAGGATGCCGACACACATCTATAATGCTTTTTGTGTCCTGAATAATACGGCAGGCCTGCTGGGATTAGAGATTACAGGCATACGGGATCGAAAGACAGGAAAAGAATGGAAGAAATAGAGAAAGCCGGGAGCATAAACGTTCCCGGCTAAAAGCATCGAAAGGGGAGGATACCAGTGGGCGAGATCAAGATCACCAGGAAGCTTCTGGATAACTACAGAAAGTTAAAGAGGGAAATACCGATCCTCAGCATGGAACTGGCTGAAATGGAACAAGGGGAGGCCGGTCTTGGGAACAGTACGATATTTGATTACAGCACAGGATTTGCGCGACCACAGAGTGTAGTTGGATTCGACCAGGCACGATATGACCGGAGAAAACACACATACGATCATAAAATGGCACAGGCGGCAGCAGTGGAACAATGGATCCAAAGCATTGAAGATGGCCAGACAAGATATGTGTTTAAGGCATTTTACCAGCAGGGAATGACATGGGAGAAGATAGCAGAAAAGACAGGATATTCCCAGAGTCCGGATTATCCAAGATTACATATTCGTGATGAATATCTCAAAAAAAGTGATATAAAATGAAAAAAGGTCGGAAAGGTCGGAAAAGTCGTTATAGAATACAATAGAAGCCAAAGGCATAAAGGCCGGCGGCTTTCGAAGAACCTCCAGGAAATCCGCACCTGGTAGCGTTCTTGGAACGTAGCTCAGTAGGAAGAGCAGCTGACTCATATCCAGCGTGTCGATGGTTCGATCCCATCCGTTCCGATCATACAACAAGAAGGCATCTGGCAGCAGTCAGGTGTCTTTTTGTATGTAATTTTCGTACAGCGTGCACGGCACCAGCACATACATACTTTAAGCATGGATTCACTGTATGTAAGTGTTAGCGCACCTCCTTTCGGCGTGGCGGCAATCGGCTGTCACTATGGTGCCGGCAGGACTGTATTAAAAATAAATGAAAGTAGGTGAGTCTGAGTGACTGAAAAACAAAAGATATTTGCAGATGAATACCTGATTGATCTGAATGCCACAAGGGCTTACCGGGTAGCGTATCCGTCTGTGAAGAAGGAAGAAGCAGCAGCTGTAAACGGCAGTAAATTGCTAAGAAATACTAAGGTTGCAGCATATATTCAAGAGCGGATGCAGGAACGACAGAAACGTACAGAGATCACTCAGGACAGGGTTCTGCAGGAACTGGCAGCGATCGCATTCGCAAAAGCTACGGATTACGCAGAGATAAAGAATGAACGTGTCAGGATCAAAGACACAGCAGAACTGGATGAACAGCAGGTCAGGGCCCTTGCCGGAATTGAAGAAGGTAAGTTTGGAATTAAGGTAAAGCTGAATGACAAAGAGAAGGCTCTTGAACTACTCGGCCGGCACCTTGGCATGTTTAAGGATAAGCTGGAAGTATCCGGTCTGGAAGAAGAGAAAAAGAAACTGGGAGATATCCTGGAGCAGTTGCGTGGTGATGGATAGTGAGTACAGAAAGACTGATACTTTCAGAGAAATACAAAGCATTTCTCAGATGTAATGCTCCGGTTGAGTTCCTGGAAGGCACTACAGCGGCGGGTAAAACCACAGTCGGGCTTTTTAAATTCATGTGCAAGGTTGCAGAATCGCCAAAGAAACTGCATATCCTGGCTGCGAAAGATACCGGAACAGCTGAAAAGAACATCATCAATAAAGATCTTGGAATCGTTGATGATTTCGGGATCCTGACTGAGTACAACGGAAACGGCACAAAGGACGACAAGATACCACATATCCTGTTCCATACCAACAAAGGCGATAAAGTCATATATGTGATGGGATATGGAGACAAGAAGAAGTGGCAGAAAGCCCTTGGCGGTCAGTATGGATGTCTGTATATTGATGAGATCAACACTGCAGATATTGATTTCGTTCGAGAAGCATCCATGCGCTGTGATTACCTCATGGCCACACTCAACCCGGACGATCCTACCCTGGATGTGTATAAAGAGTATATAAACAGTAGCAGACCACTTCCGGAATGGGAGCAGTATACGCCGCAGGAAATTAAAGATGAGCTGAAAGAAGAACCAAAATCCGGCTGGGTACATTGGTTCTTTTCTTTTGACGATAATGCAGGACTTCCGGAAGAAAAGAAGAAGCAGATCATACAGAACACACCGAAAGGAACAAAAATCTGGAAGAACAAGATCGAGGGCTTGAGAGGAAAAGCTACAGGCCTGGTGTTCCCGAACTTCAGCAGGAAGAAGCATGTCGTATCAGAGAAGTGGGTGAGAGCCCAGATGGCAGCAGGAAAGCTGAAGTTCAAAAAGTTCACCTGTGGCCTGGATACATCTTATTCTTCGAAGTCTCCGGATACGATTGCTATGGTATTCCAGGGGATCACAGAAGACAGAAAGTTGATCACACTTGCTGAGAAAGTATATAGCAATAAAGATCTGGACCAGCCCCTTGCCCCGTCAGATACAGCTGTGAAATTCATAGATTTCCTTGAGAAATGTCGGAAGGACTGGGGATTTGCAAAGGACACGTTTGTTGACTGCGCAGATGCGGCAACGATCACGGAGCTCCGGAAATATAAGCGGCTCCATGGATGCCTCTATAATTTCATAGAATCCTATAAAAAAGTGGAAATCCTGGACAGGATCAAGCTGCAGTTAGGCTGGATCCAGCAGGACTGTTATTTAGTTTTGGATACCTGTACGAACCATATAGCTGAGATGGAGAAATATTCCTGGGACGAAGAGAAAGATGTTCCGGAAGACAGGAACGATCACACGATCAACTCCCAGCAGTACGGATGGATCCCGTACCGTAACATGATCGGCTTTGAAATGGAGGAACAGAAAAGGTGAAATGGATGGAAAAACTGAATGAAAACATAAAAAAGACTGTCCGGAGCTGGCTGAATGTTACTCCGGCAAACCCATATAATTTCCAGATCAATGAGATGCTGGACTTCGAAGGACATGCGATCCGCAACCGGATCTGGTACAGAGGAGACAGCAATGAACTGGAACAGTTCTATCAGCAGAACAGCGAGAATGCAGACCGGCATAAGTTCTGGGCCAGCAAATGTACACCTGGAATGGACATGAGAAAGATCCATACCGGTATTCCTGGGCTGATCGTGCGTATACTTACTTCCGTGGTCCTGCCAGATATGGATGAATTTGAATTCGAAACACCGGCACAGGAACAGATCTGGGATGAGATTGAGAAGGATAACAACTTTCGGAAAAAGATAGAAAGTGCACTGAAAGAAGCACTGTACATCGGTGATGGAGCTTTCAAAGTGGTTGTTGATACGACTATCAGCGATTATCCGATCCTGGAATGGTATCCGGGAGACAGAGTAGAATTTATCTATCAGAGGGACCGGATCCGGGAGATCGTGTTTAAGACGCCATACCGGGAAAAAGGCCGGACATATATCTTAAACGAGAGATATGGTTTCGGCTATATCATCAATGAGCTGTATCTGGACAACAAACTGGTGGATGTAAAAACCATTAAGGCAACAGAGAACCTTACGGATATAACCTTTGATGATTCCGTGATCTTTGCAGTACCGTTCATGATATATGAATCGGGAAAATATGAAGGCAGAGGCGGCAGTATCTTTGATAGCAAGCTGGACAACTTTGATTCCCTGGACGAAACATGGAGCCAGTGGATGGATGCACTGAGAGCAGGCAGGGCAAAGACCTATATTCCGGACTGCCTGGTCCCGCATAATCCGGAAAACGGAATGCTTATCAAACCTAATCCATTTGATAACAGGTATTTTGCAGCAGAAGGAGATATGAGAGAAAACCAGAAGAATGAGATCGCAGTAGATCAGCCAGTGATTCCTCATGAAAGCTATCTTGCCTCCTATGTTACTGCATTGGATCTGTGCCTGCAGGGTGTGATCAGCCCGTCCACACTTGGAATCGATACAAAGAAGCTGGACAATGCGGAAGCTCAGCGAGAAAAAGAAAAGACAACACTTTATACCAGAAACGCCATTGTGGAAGCGATGCAGGAAACGCTTCCGGAAGTTGTTGCAATGTGTATCAATGCCAACAACATCCTGCTACATGGCGGAGCAAAAGAAGAAGTAAAAGTCAATATCCCGTTTGGAGAATATGCAAACCCGAGCTTTGAGAGCCAGGTTGAGACCGTAGCAAAGGCGAAACAGGGCGGCATCATGAGCATTGAACGCTGTGTGGAAGAGCTGTACGGTGACAGCCTGGATGAACACTGTAAGGAAGAAGAGATAACCCGCCTAAAAGCAGAACAGGGTATACAGGATATGGAAGAACCGGCAGTGAACATGGCTGCCGGTGATTTCCGCGTTGATGTGACAGGAGGAGAACCGGATGAAGGTAAAAGTAGGTCCCAGAATGTACCAGATGAGCAAAAAGAGATACCGGGAGCTTCTGGAAGTGGCCAGGCAGCAGGTACTTCCGATGGGAGTGTACGCAATCGAGAAAAGTGATTATGCAGAGCTCCGGAATGACCATTGCGCCAGCGCAACAAAGCTGAAGGCCACAGTGAGGGAGTTCCGGCAGCAGGGATTCAAGGTCCACTATAACAGCAGGTAAGTGATATGGCGAAGATCAATGATGTATATGATATCGGAGCCGCATTTGAAGCTATTGAGAATGAACTGATGGCATCCATGATCCGGAACATGAAACGCCACAAAGCGGAAGAATCCGATGAAAAGATGCAGTGGTCCATGTGGCAGACAGAGATGCTGAAGTCCCTGGAAAAGTATAAGCATGACAACAAAAAGAAGTACGGCAAGCAGTTTAAAGATATCAATGCCAAGATCAGCGGCCTGATAGCGGCCGCAAACATAGAAGGCCAGATGGAACAGGAAAAGAAGATCCTGGAAGCGATCCGGAAAGGCTTTCCGGCAAAGCGTGTCACGAAAGGCGGCACGGCAGAGTTCTTTAAACTGAATGACCGGAAGCTGGAAACACTGATCAAAGCCACCACAGACGATATGGAAAAGGCAGAGACAGCAGTCCTACGCATGGCGAACGACCAGTACCGGAAGATCATCTACAACGCCCAGGTATATGCGAACACAGGTGCTGCAACATATGAGACGGCCGTTGACATGGCGACAAAAGACTTCTTGAAAGCTGGTCTTAACTGCATCCAGTACGCGAATGGAGCAAGACATACCATTGCGGATTATGCAGATATGGCAATCCGGACAGCAAGTAAACGCGCTTACCTGCAGGGGGAGGGCGTAAAACGCCAGGAGTGGGGAGTACATACCGTGATCATCAATAAGCGCGGCAGTGGATGTCCCTGTCCTCTGTGTGTCCCGTTCGTAGGGAAAGTCATGGTCGATGATGTTTGGAGCGGCGGAACCAGGAAAGAAGCTTCAGAGACTGGATATAAACTGCTGTCAGAAGCCATAGCTGCCGGCCTGTACCATCCGCGCTGTAGGGACAGCCACACGACCTATTTTCCTGGAATATCCACCCCGCCGGATGGAAAGTTCACGAAAAAAGAGATTAAGGAAATAGAAAAGAAGAACAAGCAAGAGGCTCGGCAGCAGTACGCAGAACGACAGGAGAAAAAGTATAAACTACTTACCGATATGGCATTAGACGGAGAAAATGAGAAAAAATACAAAATAAAACAAAAAAAATGGCATAGACAGGGCGAAGTTATGCGTGCACAAAAAAGTAATAACTGTTTTAGAAGATGAAATAAAGAAAATTGAACATTGCGTAGGAGGTAAGTAATGGGGAACGAAGAATTCTTAAGGATTTGTAAAGCAAAAGTAGCTGAATATACAAATTCACACATGGATAAGACCGATGGAAAACAGATCACAGTACAGGATGTGTACGTGGTATGGAGTTGTAAGACATTACAGAACAGTAAAGCACTTCTGAGCACGACTGTGCCGGATGGAATGTATTATGAGCTGACATATAACGGAGATAAGCACGAGTTATACCTTGATGCTTATAAGAAGTTTCAGAATATGTGCTTTAAACTGTAATTGCGCCGGTGCAACGGAGGGGAGGTGAGGAACATGAAGATCAGAGTTATCCATGATTTCTATGATAAAGAGAATGATCTGAAACTCCGGAAAGTCGGTGAAGAATACGAGGTAACAGAAGAAAGAGGCAGATACCTGGTAGATTTCCGAGTAGCGAAAGAGATCACAGATCAGGAAGGCGGTGATCCGGAATCTCCCGTTGAGGCGTAGGGTGAAACGCCTTATTTTTATGCCCGAAGGCTTAAAACTACACGGAGACACCGGGTTATCAACTGTCCATGTGAGACACACGTAAAACTGTAAGTGCAGACAGCACAGAAAAAACTGTAAAGGAGCATGAAAAATGTTTAAGAGATTTCGATGCAAAGTACCGATGAACCTGCAGAAATTTGCAGAAGGAGGATCTGGTGATGGTGGGGCAGCAGGTGCTTCAGGAGCGGATGGTGGAACACCACCGGCAGGAGCACAGCAGACACCACAGTTTGATTATGATAAGCTGGCCAGTTTGATCGCAGGAAAACAGACTGTGACAGAAGAATCTGTTTTGAAAGGTTACTTTAAACAGCAGGGACTTTCAAAAGAACAGATGGATCAGGCTATCGCATCCTTCAAACAGCAGCAGGCGGCTAATCAGCCGGATGTGGACGGAATGCAGAAACAGATTACAGAGACCCAGAACCAGCTGACAGCAGCCCAGGCAGCAGCTCAGGCGGCGAAAGTTGAAACAGCGGCCACTATGATGGCAGTATCACTGGGACTTGACGCAAAAACGATCCCATATGTCCTGAAGATGGCTGATCTCAGCCAGGTAGTAGGACAGGATGGGAAGATCAATGAAGAAACACTGAAAACAGCACTGAACACAGTACTGGAAGCTGTTCCGGCCCTGAAGCCCCAGGCAGACGGAAAGACCGGGTTCACACAGATCGGGATCGGCGGCAATCCGGCACAGCATCCGCAGCAGACAACCGCAAACCAGACAGCAGTACCAGCAAAACGATGGAACCGTTTCAACAATTAAGAAGCGTCCGATTCGGACACCATACTACAGAAAGAAGGTATAAGACATGGCATTAAACTATGCAGAACAGTGGAGCCCGGAGCTCCTTGAGATCCTGATGCAGGGAACCCTGACGTCTCCATTTGTGACCAGCAATGTAAGATGGCTGGACGCAAAAACATTCCATTTTACACAAATGAGCACATCCGGTTACAAGAATCACAGCCGTGAAGGTGGATGGAATACAGGTAAATACAGCCAGACAGATGTTCCGTACACATTAACCCATGACCGTGATGTGGAGTTCATGGTAGATAAAGCAGACGTGGATGAGACAAACGCCACAGCATCAATCCAGAACATTTCCAGAGTGTTCGAACAGACATGGGTAGTTCCGGAAACAGATGCTCTGTTCTTCTCCAAGGTTGCCCAGGCAGCACAGAAGACAGAGGGCTATCATGGATCCACAGCCGCTTCCACATACACAAAAGCAAAAGTATTTGGAATGCTGAAAGATATCCTTGCGAAAGGCAAACTCAGAAGATACAAAGCAAACGGATCCCTGATCATGTATGTGACCAGCCAGATCATGGATGCCCTGGAGCAGTCCACAGAGTTCACCCGTAAGATCGAGATGACCCAGATCGCAGAAGGTGGCCTTGGGATCGAAACAAGAGTAACAGAGATCGACGGCGTACCGATCATGGAGGTTATTGATGATGAACGCTTCTATGATGCATTCGACTGGGAGCCGGAAGGCGGTGGATTTGCTCCACTGAAGAAGGTAGAAGCTGCAAGTGGTGTTGAAGCTGTAACCGGTGCGCACAAGATCAATGTTCTTGTAGCCTGCGGACAGACATGTAAGACCGTTCCAAAGATCAACAGCATCTACTACTTCGAGCCGGGCGGACATACAAAAGGAGATGGATATCTGTATCAGAACAGATCTTTCTCCGATGTGTTCGTGTTCCCGAATGGCCGTGACGGAAAGATTGACAGCATCTATGTAGATGTTGACACTACAGAATTCGCCTGATCGGAGGAAAGATATGGCTTATAAAGCTTACGCTACACCGGAATACTATAAAAATGAGTATCCTGGTGAACTGATTCCGGAAAGCCAGCTTGAAAAAGCACTCCGGCAGGCTTCCAGGCATGTGGATGCCCTGACCTTCAACCGCATTGTAGGCCGGGGCTTTTCCAGCCTCACGGAGTATCAGCAGGAGATCATCCGGGAAGTGGTGTGTCAGCAGGCAGACTTTGAAACCGAAAACGCAGATATGATCGCAAGTGTCCTGTCATCGTACAGCATCAACGGTGTGTCCATGCAGTTCGGCAGTGCCTGGAATGTTTTCACCGATAAGGGCGTAGCCATGCGGCGGGATACATACGCCATGCTGCAGCAGACAGGCCTGTGCTGCCGGTTAGCGAGGTGAACTTATGAGATATCCGTGTTTAGTGCCAAAACGGCTGTGTCAGACTGATATCACAGTCAGCATAGCCAGAGAAGGCGTGAGTAAATATGGAGAGCCCCTGGAGCCGGTGACATATACCGGCAAGTGCAATTATCAGGATAAGGCAAAGACGATATTCACAGAGGAAAAGAAGCTGGTCCAGATCACCGGATCCGCGCTTTTCCCCGGGGATATCTGTCCGGAGCTTCCGACAATATCCGGCGGTACAGCGATCGTGTTCGGAGTGCAGCGCCGGATCCAGGAAGCCCGGAAGAACCGGAATCCGGATGGGACTGTGAATTATACGGAGGTGATGCTGCTGTGATAAAGGTCAATTCAACGATAAAGATGAACTTTCCGAAGATCCGGCAGCTCACCGATGCACAGGCACAGGCTCTTGAGCTGACTGCGGAGGCACTGCATACAGAAGTGGTGCAGGCGCAGGTATTCCCACGTGATACAGGAAATCTGCAGAATGAAAGCACGTTTGTTGATCACTCACAGTCCGGCCAGGGAAAAGTCAGCATAGTGTCAACAACACCATATGCCCGCCGCTTATATTTCCATCCGGAATATCACTTTCAGACAAAGGAGAATCCGCATGCAAAGGGCAAATGGTACGAGGACTGGATCCCGCCGAATGGACCTGCATCAGACTTTGCCCCGGAAGCATTTAAGAAATTCTATAAGAGGTTGACAGGCGTATGATCACATTGGGAAGTGTTAGAGAATATATCTCTTCTCTTGGCATCACAGAGGATGAACATGTGTACATGGGAACCCTGGATGCAAAAAAGGAAAAGTCCCTGGGAGTGTATAACAGTAAGCATCAGTACAACTCCCATAGAGCTCTTGGAGGCCCGGATCTGGAAGGCTATGGCGAGAAATACGTCACGATTTTAGTTCACTGGAATAAGTCTCCACGTGATGCGGAAAAGGTCGCTATGGGCTTATATGAGACACTCAGAAGGGCAAGAGATATTCAGACAGAAGAAGGAACCATAAAATTTTTTCAGCTGCTTTATGATCCACAGGATATAGGGAAAGATGATACCGGTATCTGTGAATGGGTGATTGAAGCAGCTGTTATATTCGAAAAAAAGAGAGAAGGCGAATGATATGAAAATGAACCTGCAGAAATTTGCTGGAAAAACGAACGTTTTCCCAGTGCTGGACAATAAATTTAAAGTCGGAGCATCCAAAGAAGCTGCTACAGTGATCGCAGACGTGGAAACATTCACTCCTGAGTTTACCAACGGCGTCGAGACATGGACACCGATGGATACGGAAGGATGGCAGAGAGGTTTGATGACTGCGAAAGGCATCAAGATCACTCTTTCCGGAAAAAGGAACATCGGTGATACCGGCAATGACTATGTAGCGGGAAAAGTGTTTAAGATCGGACACGATGCAGAAGGCTACTTTGAATGGATGCATCCGGATGGGACCACGATCTCCTGGGACAATGCAATCTTTGATGTGAAGAACATCGGAGGCGGAGATTCCACGAACGTAGGCGCCCTGGAAGTTGAGATCAACGGTAACGGCAAACCGACCATTACACCTGCAGTGTAGAAAAGGAGAACAAAATGGCAAAAGTAGTAAATATCACAGATAAACTTGAGTTTGACACAGATCCGACACTTGTGATCGGGAACCTGAAGGTAAGAGTAAGATCTGACGCTGAGACAATGCTGAAGCTGATGGGTGTGCTCAGCAAGGGCGAAAGTCTGAGTACGATCAAGGAGGCTCTGGGACTTCTGCTCAGTGAAAGAGATCTTTCGGCGATCTGCAAGTACAAGAAGGATGGAAAAAAACTGTCTGCAAAATCCCTGATGCTGATCGTAAACACAGCGATCGAGCTTGTAACAGGAGAAGACGAGGGGGAGCAGTGACCCGTGCTATGACTTGCTTGACGACTTCGATCTGATCGTCAGCAGCTTTCAGTCACAGTACGGGCTGCGCTTATCCCATGAACTGCCGGCAGGAATGAAGTGGGCGGAGTTTGCCAGCCTGCTATCCGGCCTTGGCCCAGATACGGCCTTGGGGCGGATCGTAGCTATCCGAACAGAGGAAGATAAGAATGTTCTGGAGAACTTTACACCTGAACAGCATCGTATCCGGAATGAATGGAAACGCCGGCGGGCAAAACAGATCGCAGCCACAGCAGACAGGGCACAGGTTGAAGCACAGCTGGATGCGATGAAGATGGGATTCTTAAGTTGGGAAGGCCTGGGCCCGAGAGAGGGGTGAGCAGAAATTGAGAAAAAGAAAATAAGATGTCCATACTGCGGACATGAACAAAAAGTACAGTATGCCCCGGATGCAAGATGCCGAGGTGTTTTTATTAAGTGCCAGGCCCGGCACTGCAAGAAAGTTTTTGAAATTACTCTAGGCAAGTAGTGCCATTGTGCCGATGCCTCAAAAAGGCAGGTGGTACATATGGCAACAAGCATCGGCCAGATCGGCCTGGATCTGGTTGTTAACGAAGGTTCATTCCGGACACAGATGTCAGGGATGCAGAATCTTGCAAAAAAAGCTGGTGCAGCCCTGGCAGGGGCGTTCGCTGTAAAGAAACTGGTGGACTTCGGGAAGTCCTGCCTGAATCTTGGAAGTGATCTGTCAGAGGTACAGAACGTAGTTGATGTTACTTTCCCGAATATGTCAGCACAGGTTGACAAGTTTGCCCAGTCTGCACTGAAGGCATCAGGCCTCAGTGAGACTATGGCAAAAAAGTACACAGGTACGTTTGGAGCAATGGCAAAAGCCTTTGGCTTCAATGAGCAGCAGGCATACGACATGGGCACTGCTCTCACGTCCCTGACTGCGGATGTAGCGTCATTCTACAACCTTAGTCAAGACGAAGCATATACAAAGCTGAAGTCTGTGTTTACAGGCGAGACGGAGTCCCTCAAGGACCTGGGCGTCGTCATGACCCAAACAGCTCTGGACAGCTATGCCCTTGCGAACGGGTATGGAAAGACCACGGCGCAGATGACAGAGGCCGAAAAAGTCTCTTTGCGGTATGCGTTCGTACAGCAGCAGTTATCTGCAGCATCCGGAGACTTCGCCAGGACATCCGGCTCCTGGGCGAACCAGGTCAGGGTGTTGAAGTTACAGATTGATTCCCTGAAGGCATCGATCGGACAGGGACTGATCAATCTGTTCACGCCAATCATACAGGCAGTGAACAACCTCCTGGGGAAACTGGTCACTCTTGCGAATGCATTTAAAGCTTTCACGGAGCTGATCACCGGGAACAAGAATTCCGGATCATCCGGGGGAGGAAGTGCCCAGATTGCGGCAGCAGGCACAGCGGCAACAGATGCCAGCACTGGATTGCAGAATGCGGCAGATGCGGCGAATGATACAACATCCGCTGTAAAGAAGACCGGAAACGCAGCACAGAAAGCAGCAAAACAGATGCGATCCCTGATGGGATTCGACAAGATCACGAAGCTCTCCGAACCATCGGAATCCTCATCCGGAGGCACAGGAGATTCCGGCAGCACTCCGAAAGGCTCTGGTGTATCTGGCGGAAGCCTGGGAAGTCCTGTAGATTTCGGTTCTCTATCAACTGGCGAAGATGCAGTATCTAAACTGGGGAAGAAATGGAAGAAAGTCTTCGAGGATATGAAGAAGGCCATCGAGCCGACAACGAAAGCCCTCAAGAATCTCTGGAACAATGGCCTTGCACGACTTGGTAAGTTTGGCTGGACAGCGCTTAAAGACTTCTGGCAGCACTTCCTTGTGCCGGTCGGAAAGTGGACCATGGGAACCGGTCTTCCGCGCTTCATCAATGCTCTGAATGATGGACTGATGAAAGTAAACTTTGGAAAAATCAACAAGGCTCTTGCAAAGCTTTGGGATTCCCTGGCGAAATTTACAATCAATGTAGGAGATGGATTGCTTTGGATCTGGGAAAAAGTTCTCGTTCCACTGGGAACGTGGACCGCAAATGAAGTCGTCCCGAGATTCCTGGATACACTGCGGCTTGCCATTGACGCCGTGAACAGTGTCCTTATGGCGCTGAAACCGTTATTCCAGTGGTTCTGGGACAATGTTTTAGAACCTGTAGCAAAATGGACTGGCAGTGTGTTTTTAAAGGCGTGGGACGGAATTAACGAGGCCCTGAAAGCTTTTTCTGACTGGTGCACAACATATCCCGGCGATATACAGTTTATAGCTACGATGGTTGCTGGTTTTTTTTCAGCTTGGAAAGTTACGGAGTTGCTTTCATTTATCCAGCAGTCAGGTGGCGTCATAGGAGCATTGAAAGCAATTCGGACAGCGCTTCTGGGAAATATAGCCGCAAAGCTCACGGACAAAGCAGAAACGATGTACTTAACTGCGCTGTACGCAAAAGATTTTGTGATAAGCGCAGGGCAGAGCGTTGCAGCACTTGGAAAACAGGCGTTTAGCATTGCGACAGCCACAGCGGCAAAGATAGCGGATACAGCGGCACAGATGGCCATGACGGCAGCCACGACTGCCTGGAATGCGATATGCGGAATTGCCACTGCGCTTACAACTGCATTTGGAGCAGCAGTTACTTTCCTGACAAGTCCATTTGGACTTCTGGTGATTGCGATTACAGCAGCGATCGCAGCAGGAGTCCTGCTGTATAAGAACTGGGATACGATCTGCAAATGGGCTACAAAACTTAAGGACTGGGTTGTTGATAAAACATGTGGCCTGAGAGATGGAGCGGTAAATGCGTTTAACACATTAACCACAAACTGCTCAAATGCGATACATGCTCTGTATACCAGCGTTACTTCAAAGTGGAATGCAATCAAAGAGAAATTCAACACATTCAGGAACTGGCTTGCATCTGTATTCCAGACAGACTGGTCGAAGAGATTTGGTGTGCTCGGAAATGTTTTAAATATATTTCTGGCGGGCATTCGGACAAAGATCAACAGCATCAAGAAGATTTTTAATGGCTTGCTGACATTTATCCAGGGAGTATTCGAAGGACTTACAGGACTTGCAAGAACGCCAGTCAATGCAATCATATCAGGCTTTAATGCAGTGATCGGAACGGTTAACGGACTGATCAACCGGATTAACAGCATCAATTTCAAGATCACGGTGCCTTCATGGATTCCGGGAATTGGTGGAAATGGATGGAGCTTCGGTGGCTTTGGCATTCCTTCGATTGGTACAATTCCGTTTTTGGCACAAGGTGGTTATGTAAAACCGAACACTCCACAGCTGGCCATGATTGGTGATAACCGGCACCAGGGTGAAGTTGTGGCTCCGGAGGGAAAGCTACTGGAAATGGCAAGGGCAGCAGCAGAACTGTCAGGCGGCGATTCTGCAAAAACAGAGAAGCTACTGCAGGAACTGATAGAACTGATTAAGAATCTGCCGGTTGTAGAACTGGATCCGGAAGCAATCCGAAAATATTTCATCAGAAAGACAAACCAGAACACAAAAGCAACCGGGAAACCGGAGCTGCTTTACTAAGGGAGGCGTGATACATGGCTAAGAAAATATTGTGGTCAGGAAGTGTCACGCTTCCGGCACCAGTAGAAATAAGTGTAAATGATGAGATCATATGGTCCTCCAATACAGGCCGTCTGGCGTCAGGAGAAATGGCCGGAGATGTCATTGCTGAGAAAAAGGATGTCTCAATAAAATGGGGGATCCTTGAAGAAACGGAGTTAAAGCTGATCAAACAGGTCATGATCGCAGGCTTTTTCCCGATCTCATTCCGTGATGACGGAATTGATCTGACGATCACATCGTACAGGGGAACCCTGACAAAGGAACAGCTTGGCTGGCTTGGAGGGACTTTTTTCTACAAGAGCGCATCTGTAAGCATAGTACAGAAATAAGGAGGAAACGAACATGTTAAAAGGTACAAAATCAATGAATCTCAGTTACAGCTCCATCATCGATGGAAGAAGTGTGGTATACATGTCTGCACAGGTTCCGGAAACCGGAAAGAGCAACTGCACAAAGACCATTCAGGACCAGGAGATGTATGAGGCGAACAAAGCAGAATGCAGAAAAGATATGGCTGCATTTGACGAGCTCCTGTGGAAACTGGAAGATCAGGGGACGGTAGACACTGCAAAAGATACTGATACGGAGGAACAGGGAGCATGAAGATGAAGAACAGTGAGATTGTAGCATTCCTTAACACCTGTGCAGGCTTAAGAGAGAAACACCTGCCTGTCCGTCTGGCGTATGCGATTAAGAAAAACATGGCAGCAGTTCAGGAAGCGGCGACTGCATACATGGAGGAAAGAGAAGAACTTATTGCCAGATATGCGAAAAAAGACAAAAAGGGAGAATATCTTGTCAAGGATAGCTGCTATGTGTTCGAAAACAAAGATGAGTTTGAGAAGGATATGAGCGAACTTTTATCGATTGAAACTGCAGTGAAAATCCACACGGTATCAATTGATGTAGTTGAAAAATGCGATGACGATCCAAAGTATGATTCACTGACCATGGCTGAACTGGATGTCATTGATTTCATGCTGACGGAGTAAGGAGGCGGTCCTGTGTATCAGTCAACAACTGCATTTGGAACCTTGGTACAGCAGGATTCCCGAACATTTAAGTGTCTGCTTACTTATGACAAGATATCGATCACAAAGGTTAAGAGCATCAAGCTCACCGGAGGATCTGAGGCAGAAGATGATTTTTCCCTGGGATCAACGATGTCGCAGTATATCGAGGTAACGATTCCGGCTGGCAACATCCTGATCGAGGGAAAAGAGATCCTCCTGCAGATCGGGATGGACGTGAACGGTCTGACAGAATACATCCCGATGGGATACTTTACCGTAGGGAAGCCAAAGAAAGCGGACGATCAGATCACATTCACAGCTTACGACCGTATGATGAACACAGAGCGGACGTTTTCTATGGATGGCACAACCACAAATACAGTGGCAGTACTAAAGATGATTGCGGATATCACAGGTGTGCCAATAGTGACAACCGGATTAACGGCGATATCCATGAAAGTGCCGAAAGGATATAGCTGCAGGGAAGTCCTTTCTTATGTGGCGCAGCTTCATGGCGCGTTTGCTGTATGTAATCGTAGAGGTCAGATCGAGCTGCATACCTATGTGGATTCAGATTATAAGGTAAAACCAAATCGGTACTGGGGAAATTTTGAACATAATGATTACGCTTTTGATGTTTCAAAATTTGTGTGTTTTACGGGCCAGGACAAAAATGGAAAAAGCATATCAATATCTTCAGGATCCGGAGCAAGGTCCGTGTCGTTTTCCAATCCATTCATGACGCAAACAGCTCTCAATAATATCCTGGCATCTTTCAAAAATTTCTCCTATATGCCGGGTACATTGAAAATGCTGGGAGATCCCCGACTGGATCCATGGGACGTCCTGACGACAGAAGATCTGTCCGGAAATACATATAAAGTCCCGGTCATGAAACTGGAATGGGAATATGACGGAGGCCTTACGTACTCTGTCGAGGCGGTAGGTCTGTCAGAAGAAGAAACCAATGCAGACTATAAGGGACCTCAGACAAAAGAGATGGAACGGTATTACGCACAGCTGGTCATGATCGACCAGGCGATGATCAACAAACTGGATGTAGATACCGCGAACATCACATATGCTACGATCAAGAATCTGAATGTAGTAGAAGAGAATGTGCAAAAGATACATGGAGAGGTTGGTAACTTCAAGGAACTGACCGCTGCGAATTTTACAGCGGCCAACGCAAAGATTGATGTTCTGGACGGGAATTATGCGAATATCAAAGTACTTTTGTCCGGAGGGGCAGGAATCGGAGATCTGCAGAACATCCACCTGACGTCTCAGAACGCAGTCATTGACTCAGCATTGATCCGATCAGCCGTGATGCAGACGGTATCCGTAGCAGATCTTCTCGCCGGTACGATCAGCACAAACAAATTCCTGATAGCTTCCGATGACGGAGGTATCCGTATCCAGGGAGCAACGCAGCAGTGGTCCGATACGGATGGCACAGTCCGGATGCAGGCCGGACGGGATGCAAATGGAGATTTCACTTTTTCCCTGTTTGACAAGACCGGAAAAGGAATCCTGATCGATGCAACAGGTGTTAAACCTGATGCGATAGCTGATGGACTGATTGTGAATGAGATGGTTTCTGACACAGCCAACATTGCCGCTTCCAAACTGGATATAGACAGTCTGTTTACAGCAATCAATGACAGTACACAGGTCATCAAGAGCAATCGTATCTGGCTGGATGATTCTGGTCAGAGTCTGAATCAAGCATATTCCAAGATGACACAGAACATCACCGAGATTGAATCCACGGCAAGCTCTGCATCCGACAGTGCGTCAGCGGCGGCAGATGCAGCCAAGAAAGCACTGGAAACCTTATCCGGAATCTCAACGCTGGACGCAATGTCAGCATCACTAAATAATGATGCTCATGTGGTCCACACCTACACGGATGGTACCGGTGGGGATTACAGTTCCTGTTATACAGTCTTCTCAGTGTTCCTGGGCAATACAGATGTATCTGATCATATCGATGAAATCAAGGCTGTAGCATCTGATGGTATCACCGGCATATGGAATCCCCAGACAAGAAAGTATCAGGTAACTGCCATGTCTACGGATAGCGGATATGTAGATATATCGGCGCTGTATGGCTTGGAAGGAAAGGTGCTGTTGGTTGGTGGGAAGGGACTTGTGATCGGTGGCAAGACGATGATTGTAAAGTCCATGGGTTCCTGGATTACAAAGCGTTTCTCAGTGAGCAAGGCGAAAGACGGCAAGATTGGTCTGAGTTATGATCTTCGGGTTAGCACCCAGATTATCCGGAAGCAAAAAGATGACAAAACACTGAAACCGGCAAATGTAACGTTCTCAGCTTATAAGAATGACAATGGATCCGTGAGCAGCTATTCCGGAAAATTCCAAATCGAAGAATCAAAGGATTCCGGAAAGACCTATGAGATCAAGTATGGCTCCTCATCCGCTGAACTGTTGACGGTATACACACCATCATCTCCGGATGTGCAGATCATCCGGTGTTCCCTGTACGATTCTTCCGGAGTGCAGCTCTTGGACACTCAGACTGTATCAATCGTATCAGATGCTGCAGGACTTGCACAGGACATTGCAGCGGTGGACCAAAAAGCCCAGAAAGCAAAAGAAGCGATTCAGACTACTTCACAGGAAGTAACTGAGATCAAGAGTGGCATGGAAGGCTTTGAGACGAAATTATCCAAGACCACAACAGACCTGCAGGGAGTGACCGATGGAACGCTCCTGTACAACACCAAGTGTCAGGACAACGGAGACGGTACCACGACTGTATCGGCGGCATTGTATAAGGCCGGCGTAGAAGTCACGAAAGAATATCCGGCAGCGTGGTTCTCCTGGAGCAGGAGGACAGAGCAGGGAGAAGCCTTCCTGCAGTACGGATATTCAGTAACAGTAAACAATGATGATTATATGTTCGGCGGCGTGGTCATCGGACAGTTTATCAGATATGTACAGATGGCTCTTATAGTAGGAGATAAGATTCTCGTGATCGGAAACAAAGCCATGTGTGTAAATGTAGATGCGTAAGGTGTCCGAATCGGACACCAGAAAGGAGAAATAATATGGCATTACCACAGGACGGTCAGAACGCGAATGGACTGACCAAAGTAACAGAGATTCCAAAAGGAAAAGAACTGATTTTTATTGATCCGACAACAAATGAAGGCGGGATTATCACCCTTGAGGACCTGACAACACAGATCCTCAAAAATTTGACATCCCAGACGTTTGCATTAGACCAGGGAACTAAGACTTTACCAGCCGCTCTTAATGAATTAAATAGTAACCGTATTTCCAGTTATGCAAGTGC